TGGACGTGCTGGCATTTATGGAAGCTGGATTTGAAAGCTGTGTGTCTGTACCGAATGGCGCGGTGATGAAGGTTGTGGATGGCAGAATTGACCCACAAGAGGACAGCAAGTTTAAGTTTCTGTGGGATGCAAAGAAGAAGATAGAGAAAGCAAACAGAATAATAATTGCGACAGACTCTGACGGCGCTGGTCAGGCTATGGCTGAGGAGATAGCGAGGAGAATTGGCAAAGACAAGTGCTGGAAGGTTGAGTTTCCAGAAGATTGTAAAGATGCTAATGATGTTTTGCTGAAGCATGGAAGCAAAGGTCTGGATAAAGTTGTTTCAAAGATTATCCCGTGGCCTGTCGCTGGACTTTACGATGCTTCGCATTTTTACGATGAGTTGGATGAGATTTATGAAAAGGGAATGGGTAGTGGTGCGTCCACTGGCTACGTCAATGTGGATGAATACTACACGATTGTAGAGGGTCAGTTGACCGTTGTTACAGGTCATCCATCATCAGGAAAATCAGAATTTATTGACCAGATTATGGTTAACTTAGCAGAAGAAAAGGGCTGGAAGTTTGCTATTTGTTCTTTCGAGAATGAGCCTCGCCTACACATTGCCAAGTTAATTAGCAAGCACTTCGCCAAGCCGTTCTTCACTGGCGTAACTCCACGGCTCACGCCTGATGAATTAGACAGGGGAAAGGACTTTGTGCGGGAACATTTCAGCTTTTTATATCAGAACGATGGCTCACTAGCCACGATAGAAGGCATCATAGAGAGATTAAAGATAGCTGTGATGAGACACGGCATTCGTGGGGCTATCATTGACCCATACAACTACATTCAAAAAAATGGTGATATGAGTGAGACGGATTGGATTAGTGAGATGCTGACCCAGCTTCGGGTATTTGCTCAGTCTCACGGCATTCATCTTTGGTTTGTCGCGCACCCAACAAAAATGATGCGTGGCACAGATGGGAAAGTGCCAGCGCCCAAGGGGGATGATATTTCTGGAAGCGCGGCTTGGTTTGCAAAAGCGGATGTGGGGCTGTCTGTACACAGGCCAGACCCAGTGGATAATGCAATTAGTGAGGTTCACGTTTGGAAGTGTCGTTTTAGTTGGGTGGGCAAACAGGGCGTTGCTGAACTGTTTTTTAATCCAGTAACGTCTCGCTATTCGATTGGTGTTGAGGATAATTTTCCAGATGTACCATCGTACAATTTTGAAGATGTGCCATTTTAGGAAGAGACATGGAAAGAAAAGGTAAAATTTTATTGGAAGAGGCAAAGTCAATTATAGATGCGCGTGGCGACCATTACGGTTCACCTTTGGAAAACTGGACACGCATTGCCAATTTATGGACTGCTTATTTAGGTCACAAACTTAAAGATGGGGAAGAGATAACTCCGCTTGACCATGGCCTGATGATGGACTTGGTAAAGACAGCTAGACTTATAGAAAGCCCTGAGCATTGGGATAGTTATCTTGATAAGGCGGGGTATGCGGCGGCAGGGGTTGAGTGTTTTAATGTTGACCCTAAAGATTAGATAGTCTAACGTCATAAGTGTAGCGGCTTACTACCTTGGCCGCTCATCCTCCCGACACTACAGGGGGCGGCGTGTAAACGCCGCTCCCTCTTTTTTGGCATGAATTTTGCAATTACATAGATGTATCGATTGGTAGGGTGTCATCGAGTGTCACTTTCATATCTGACACCTTTGACGCTCTGCCATGTAAGTAATTATTCCATGAACGTGCAAGCATAATTGCATACATATGGGTGGTAATTCTAGCGAACCTATCCATACGCAAGCGAGACACAGTTGACAGTAATAGACGAACAGGAGAGCGAGGGCCGTTGCCGTACCCTGCAATTAAGTCGTCCATAAACTTCTTAACCTTTTCCGAATGACCCTGCTTCCATGCAAAATACATTAGAGCAGTGAGATGTGGATCAGGATAAGCAGTGTGCTTTTTTACGGCCTTGGCTTTTTTGATGCAAAGTTCAAGAACTGATTTATCGATTACGTTGTTGTATAATTCCAACATTTCACGCAAATCGATTTCCATTCCTCTAGCATCGGTATTGCCAGACTTCCATGCCATAATCATGCGAATACCCTTGCCAGTTTCGAGCGGATAAGGCACACCCTCTCCGTGAAACAAGTCGTGGTTGTTACGCACTTTACCAACGTCCATATGCACACGACTTGATGCTTCAATTCCAAATGCCACATGGGTGACAAAAGGAACGCCAGCCTTGACGCAAGCAAACAGGCGGTTCTGACCATTCATCAAGACACCATTTTTTGAAAACTGAATTGTGTCTCCGGTCAAAGACCAATTTCCAGAAGACATATCTTTGGCATAGCGTCTGATATTCTTTTTCTTTTTAGTCCTGTTATTGACGTTGAGGTTCTCAAGAACATACGATGCGAGTTTTGGTGAAAACTCAATAATGCGTGTGTTCTCAGGTGGGTTTGAAATTAACGAGGATAAACTAGATTTCTGCTCGTCAATATTCATGTCGGCACTTACGCGCCTCTTTTTTGATACCTTATCCATAGGTATCACCTTGCCTTTCTCCCCAGTCCGTTTGTAGGGGGATTAGGTTGCCTTGCCCAAGGGCGTTCATGTCTCCCAGTGGTGGGCAATCCACAGGAAATTTGTACTAATGGTATAAATAAAAAATAAGCAGAGAGGGGCGGCACATGACAAACCGCCCCCCTCAAGTTGTTGTGGTGTGCTGTGAGGCCGGAGAACAGTCACCCTAGTGTGGTAACCTCACAACTTTCTCCAGACGCACCACGCGCCTGTCAACAACAACCCACACTAGGTAACTGTTATCGTTTTTTCCTGACCAGTTGAATAGTTGCTACTATCATCATTCCACATCCAGTGTACATAACAACAACACCAGCAACTACATGACCATTTGGATTTTCCACTGCACCAGTGCCAGCCATCATTACCACAAGGCCAAGCACCCAAGTGTAGCACCACATCATAAACCTAGTCATCATATACATTCCCCCTCATCATATCCACATGATAAGTGAACTCATCATATGTTAGCCACCTATAAGGTGATGCGTCAATAGTGAAATCAGGCAACACAGGGTGTTGGGCATCTTTGTTTGGGTCAATGTCCTCGACCTTGTAAACATTGTGCCACGCCTTGCGTATACCCTCGTCATCCTCATCTATATCAGGAACATACCGATAGCCGTTGTATCGGTAGTTCGGTGCATTATGCCAACTAATCATACGTCTAAATCTCCTTATCAAAGTTGCTTGGTTAGGTGTGCAACAGTACGCCGTTGCAACAGCTTGTGAGCCTTACCCAGATTGACACCGAAAGCGTGTGGAATGTCCATGCTACCAGTATACTTGCAGACTAGTGGCAATTTATCGCTGTGGTCACTGGACTGATGGGTCACCAGCCAGCCGTTCATGTCGTAGCACTTGCCATGCTTGAACCCGACAGCTTGAACTTCAAAGGCGTTCATACCATCTTCGTCTACATACTTAACAGAGCGAGGCTTGCACCTAAGAACAAACAGCGTTCCCTCTGGCGCTTTTATCAGGCCAAAGCCACGCTTACCGACAGACTTGAACCACGCTACGCCGACTGTTACGTCATTGCGTAAATTCCATTTCGTGCTTGCGTCATTGTGTTTTGCCCCAACCTCATAACCAGCGCCAATATGCAAGTCTATGCTTGTGCGTGGAAATGCGTTAGATAGCAAGTCATCAGCACGTCTTTGAGCGTACTTCCCTGCACGTTTTACAGGGGCATACTCTTCAACGCCGCCTCGCAACTCACTTCGCACATGGGCTATGCTGTTGCGTAGTTCTTTTAAATAACAGGCAAGTCCATCCCAAGCATCCCTGCTACCAGTTTCCTGTCGTAGCCTGTCTTCTACTTGTGACATTTTTTCCATAAGGCCATGCTTTGCGCGGGAAGCGTATTGGCCTGTTTCGCAAATCTGACCCGCCACATCTTTTGACACTATGTCTTCCCACTGACGTTGGCACTCAGCAATCTGCTGTTTGATAAACTGCATACGTCTGTGAATTTCGATTGTGTATTTCATACTATTTCTCCCAGTCTGAAAATTTTGGATACAATGAAATCAAAAGTTCTCTAAATGATTTCATGGTCACTCCCTTGGGCAACCATTTTGGGCGGCGCTTTTGGAAAATAAAAACATCTATTTGACCAAATAAGGGAATGACTTTGCCATCTATAAAAACTCTTTCCCTAATATCACCACCGAATTTTTTCACACTCTCTCCCCAACCCATGGGAGTGCCATAGTCAAATGTCTCTATGGTAACTGTGTGATTTTTTATAGAGCCAGTGAATGTCTCTATTGTTGGCGCAGTTTTAATAACGTGCGCGGCAAAGCCGTGGTCAATGAAATACTGTGTCATTTATTGTCTCCTATTATATGAAAGGGTGACGGCACTATGCCGCCACCTCAATGCGTGTTGTCTCACCAAATGGTGCGTCACTGCATTGTGGGTCTGTTGATACCCACAGCACAGGATAGTCAGGCGTGTTGTCTGGGAAATCCCAGATACCCATGTCTGTCAGATAGACCATGTTGTCTACTGGTAACTCATTCTCGCGAATGTATCTGAAGACAGGCTCTACCCTAGTGCCGCCCCTGCCATTGCACTCAATGGTGTCGATGATATCGCCCTGTTCATAGCGAACAACAGATTTGATATCAGCGTCACAAGTTATGACAGTGACAGACCGTGGCTTGTGGTCATCGGTGATATTGTTCAACTCGCCAAGGAACTGCTGTAACTCAGCGGTGCTGACAGACCCCGATGTATCAACAGCAACCACGACATCACCCACACCAATCTTGTCAATGCTGGGCGTGTATATGCCCTGCGTATACCAGACTTTTTTGTTGGGCTTGCGGAACGTGTAGTCATCAGGCTGATCACCGCCAATAAAACGATTGAACACGTCACGCCAATCGACCTTAGAGCGCCGCATTTGCTCGACTAACTCAGCGATAGCGGCTGGCAGTTTGCCCATACCCTTGGCACTGGCGGCGGCAAGCATAACCCTTTGGTCAATGGTGGCCTCTACCTGACTGGCCTGAGACTTGGACAACTTCTCGCCGTCATCACCCAAGCAATCAGTCACCTCACCCCATGGGCATGGTGTGGGTTGCTCAGGCTGTTCTGCAACCAGTTGGTCATAGATGCGCTCTGCCGTCATACCCTTGAACTGTGGGTCAAACAGGCCACCTTCTGGCAACTCAAAGCTACCATCCAACAGTATGTGATTGATAGCGTGGTCACAGGCAATGTTCCAGCGCTCAGGGTCACGTTCACCGCGCCGTAACATATGCTTGAATGCAACGTGCAAAACCTCATGAGCAACAACGCCGATGATTTCTTTATCGGTGTGCTGGTCAACAAAGTCACCGTTCCATTTGATGAAGCGACCGTCAGTACACATAGTCGGCACACTGTCATCACGGTGAATATTGAGGCCAAGTGCAAGTGAGCCAAAGAATGGATTGTCTAGCACAAGGCGTGTTCTGGCTCTCGCCATTTTGGTATCTGCGTCCATGTTGGAACTCCAAAAAAATTTGTACGATGGTATAGGTGGGGCGGCGTGAACCGCCCCATCAGATGTTAGAGCATCAACTCTTTGCCATGTGACAACAGGAACTGGCGAAACGCCTGTGTCTGTTTGATGGCAGGATTGCGGTTGTATGCGTCTTTGACAGCGAACACCGCGAACTCTTTGTGCGGTAGGCGTGTCAGGTATTTAATGACGTTGCCAATGTTCTTGTCATTAGCCTTGTGAGCCAAGGCGGCAGACACTGCATAACATACAGCAGGGTCTTCACTGATAGCCGCACCGTCAGGGTTGGCAATCACTGCGTCAATGTCAGGGCAAGTATCGTGTATCTGCTTGTACCCCATGAACTCAGCGCAAGCGCCACGTCCAACCTGACCAGCGACAGCCTCTTGTTCATTCACTGCGTCTAGACCCCACTTCATCATGGTATCAACACGCTCCCATGAGCGAGGTGATGGGCATGAATTAGCATCACGGTCAAACTTGTGAAGCAACTCAGGGCGGAAACGTAGGAAGCCAGTGACCAGCGGTGATACGCCAACACTGTTCATGTAGGCAACAGTGTCTTCTAAGTCGGCCTCGACTTCGACAAAAAACAGCCTGTCTTTGAGGTGGCTTGGCATATTGTTAGTGCCAGCCCTGTCACTGGTACGGTTGCCAGCGCATACGATAGTCCAGCCGTCAGGCAGACGGTGCTGTCCGATACGGCGCTCATTGACCAACTGTGCGGCAATGTTCTGATTAGCGACAGGCGCTTGCGGCAACTCGTCCAGAAACAGGATACCCTCACCATCGGCTGGCATCCAATCTGGCCGTAGTCGCTTCATGTTGTCACCGTCAGCAACGAGCCAGCCAGCCAACTCGCCAGCATCATACTGAGCCAGCGATAAGATATTGAGGCCAACCTCACGCTCACTAGCAATAGTCTGAACAATTGAGGTCTTGCCCAGACCAGCACCACCGACAAGGTAGGGGATAGGGCGTTGAGCATCACGTCCATTGACGTGCTGGATTTGGCTGTCGATTGAAGCCTCGACAATAGCTTTTGCTTGTGAAATACGCATAATGAACTCCCGATGCGTTGTTGAAATTAATTGCTGACAACAAAATTGTTGCCTGAGCGAATGT